CCATTTTGCCTTGAAATGTCTCAGCCTGTGTTGATGCTTGTCCGCCAAATGTTTCTGAAAGATTTTTGGTGACTTCATCCAATGACATTGAATTGAGCTCTGCGGTGCTAAGTCCAACGCCTAATTTCGCCAACGCTCCTGTGTTGCCTTCATAGGCTTTACCTAAAGCATTGGAGACAGCTTCAAGTGATTTGCCTGATCCGGCTGCAATGTCCAAAGCTAGTGTTTGCAAATCCTGAGCTGTCTGCAAATCACCCGTGGCTCTGGTCAGTCTCTCTAGCGATGGCCTCAATTCATCATCGGTCACACCAGTAGCCAAAGATGTTTGCAAAACAAAAGCTTCCGTTGCAGCAATTTGTTTGTCGGTTGCTCCAGTTACATTTTGGAGCGTGGCCGCCAATTTGGCTTGTGCAGCTTCATCGGCAATGGCTGATTGCACGCCATCAACGAGCAATTTGCCAGCATAGACAGCGGCAGCGGCTCCGGCAGCTGCAAAAGCAATTCCGGCCTTTGAGGCAAACCCATCGAGCTTTGAGCCAAATCCGCTAACCTCGGTTGAGCCGCTATCAAGATTCTTTTTGAGGTTGTCAATGTCGGCCAAAATGGAAAGCTTGAGCGTGCGCGATCCTCCTAGTGCCATGTCACCACTCCTTCAAAATCTTGGTAAATGCATCCTCCCATTGGGAAATGATGTAAGGCTGTTCATCTCTCAATGTTGGGTAAATAAAGTATCCACGCGATCCACGGCCTTCACGGCCAGACCACACCGGGAATTGTTTGAATTTATTCGAGCCAAATTCGTAACCACCCCAAAGCTGTTGAGTTGTACCTCCACCGCTAAACTTTTGAGAAACAAAACCAAATGACAGTTCACCGATCTTTGATGATTTGCTTACTTTTGAGCCTTGGGCAATTCGTGATGCAGCTTGATTTGGTCGGCTTCCGGCTGCGCCAATGATCTTGCCTTGCACATAAGTGGCCAATTCATTTGACACACTTTTGGCTTGAGCAACAGCTTCAACATCCATGCCTTTGAACGCGCCTAGAATTCCGCGCAATTCCGCCTTGTCATAGGTGATTGGTTCAGTTGCCATTTTTTGTCCTTAAAATCTCAATCGCGGTTAAAACATCCTCAGCTGTTTGAAACTCCGATCGTGACAATCCAGTTGCAATCGCCAATTCCCAAATTGTCCGGTTTATTGATCCGGATTGGTAACTTTTGGGTTTGCGGTTTCTCCCATGTCAATGTCGGTAACAGTTTCACACCACACCTCAAAAGGCTTCACAGGCTTTCCAGCTGATTCGCGTTTCATTGCGTGATAAGCCAAAAACATCAAATCAGCAATGCCCAATTTCTCAGATACTTGTTGAATTGTGTTTCCGGTTTTTTGTTCCCATTTCATCCACTCCGGTGGGAGAGCTGTATAGGTTGCTCTCTCACCAGTCGTGAATTCAATTGTGATTGGTAATTTCATGCTCCCGATCTCCTTTGTTAGCTAATTGTCAAAATAGGTGTTGTCACACAAGTAAAAGCAAGTGAAACAGTCTGTGCATCTGGTGCTGTGCCTCCAGCTGATGGCAAAATTGGCTGTACATCAAAAGCAAATGATGCGCCTGAATCTGCTCCAAAAATAACAGACAGACCAGTATTTGGTGCGCTCGTTGCAGCTGTCCACAGCTCCTCGCAAAGTGAATTTGCTGCGCCCCAATCGGCCAGCATTTCCACGGCAAATGATCCTTGCGTATCAGTCGTGAAATAAGCTTTTCCATCAAGTGTCTGGTATGTGTTGATCGTTGAATCAACAGTTAATGTTGCTGATGTGGCTTGTGCATCGTAATTATCACCAGCAATGGTGAAAGTGATGTCTCTGCCGGTGATGATTGTTGTTGGCATGATTTCTCCTTAGTTGGTGTAATAGGTGCTAATTTGTAAATCGGCCGTAAGATACTTTCCGGCACCGACTTCCAAAGGTTGTGGTGAACTCACATCGCCAACGACATAGCCATTTGGCATTGTGCTGATGATGCTGATCATTAATTGTTCAAGATTGTCCAAAGCTGCTGCATTGTTAGCATAAGCAACAACACCGGTCACATTGAGATTGATTCTGACTTTTGTTGTTGATCCATTGATCAAAACACTTTCAAGATACGGCGATCCCGGCACCAAACAAATGGATGGGCTAGTCATAGTTTCTGGGATGCCGTTGTACACATTGGCTGCAATGGTTGAAAGTGCTGTTTGTAGCGGTGTGCGGATTGCTGATTCAATGCTCATTGGGCCATCGTTTCAACATCAAGAAACGGCCCCAAAAGCCCAATTACTCTGTTGCTCAAGCTGCGGCCTAAAACAAACGGGCTCGGCTGGAAATTGTCCGACATGATCTGATTGCCGGGAGCTGTAATGCTTTGGAAAATCTCAACGGCCACAACCAAAATTGCGTTTTCAATTGGTGGCGTGTTTGCATAAAGCGATGCGGCTGATCCACCGGATAAGGTAGCGGTTGCGGAAGGAATAAACGGCAACGGGTATGTTCGATCAGCCGCCGCTGTTGCAGCTGTAAAGGTGTATGGCTCAATCCGATCATCGGTGACTGTATAGGTCGCGCTATAAGCTCCGGCCCCGGTAACAATTACAGATTGACCCGGCACAAAATAATTTGGCCGCATTGTGGTGAAATAAATGACGGAATCACTCACATTGGCAAAAGTCACCGATGATTGGTATTGCGTAAGTAAAGGCAAAATTGTTTGTTCAGCTGAATCAATAAATGAATCAAGCTGTGCATCAGAATACAAAGAAACAGAGACACCAAGAATTGATCTGAGCTGTGAGGCTGTGACTATTGCTGGCATCTCTGTTCCTTTCGTATCAACAGCGTTCGGGAGCGACCGCCATCGATGATTGATTGTTAATTAAGCGAGATTGTTAAATTGTGCACCATTTGGCACCTTGGCAGCGAGTGCGCCATAGCCATAGTAAAGGATGTCAATTGTTCCATCGCTGTTGATGTTGCTGCGTAGCGTAAAGCGTGGGCTCTCATACCATGTGTATGAATCTGGATTTACAACTACCATTGATGAATCACCACTAGCTGTTGTGGTGCCAGCGTTACCAAATGATCGTGATACATAAAGATTTAAGCCCGGTGAAACTACACCGCGCAATGAATCACCGCGAACATTGCCAGCCTGATTTGATGGCTGTGCTGCGTTGTATAGCGGTGTGCCGTTGTCGTTGTATCCCATGATGTTGCCCCATTGTGTTGGGCTCACGATCAATGAGCGAGCAAATCCAAGTGATGCACCATAAACAGCTGCGGCCGCTTGAGATGTGTATCCAAGGAATCCGGTGGCTGAATTTGCTGATTGTGCTGTTGTTGTAGTGACTGCCGCTTGCATTGCTGCCAATGCATACTCATCAGTCTCTTTTGCATAAGCAAATTCAAGATTTTGCAAAAGTGCTGTTAGGTATTCTGGACGGCTGCGGTCAATCAATTCGACTGTTGAAATTGCGCGGCCTTTGAAAGGCTGCACAGAAACAGAAAGAAATGTTGCTGATAATGATGATTCTGTGATTGCGCCATTTTCTGCAATTGCATCAACGCTTGGAACAGCTGTTACTCGCGGCAGCTCAAATGTCATGCCTTCGGCTACTAAAGTTTCACGGCTGATGCCATCGATGCAACCACGATCCGCATTGGCAAGTGCATTGATGACCTGTGTGCTTTGTGGTGTTGGAATCATGCCGGGTGCTGTTGATGTTGTGTTATCGGCAGCCTTTACATACTGGCGTGAATCCTCATCATGCAAAACGCTTGCGCGTAAGTAGTGCTCAAGATAAGAAACCTTGTCCACAATTGGTGAGCGTGGTGCTGTGTAATAAGCTGGGCGCGATGCCTGTACAGGTGCGACTTCTGGAGCTGCTACCGGTTCAACGGCAGGAGCGGCTTGTTCGGTAGTGTTTTCCACTTTGTCTCCTTCATTTTGGTTTGTGTTATCTGCAACTGTTTCAGTTTCAGAATCCTCTGATGCGGCTACCTCAGAAACCCGTGCTGATCGCACAGCTGGTTCAGTAACCAATGCAACAGCTGTGAGCTGTCCATTGAGCACCTTCATGGTGCCATCTTTTTGCATTTCGTAATTGTCCACAGCCAACTCAATTGAGAATCCATCGCGTAGGCCTTCCATCGCCTCAGTCAATGCATCTGTTCCGGCTGTTGTGTTAGCGATGCGAAATGTAGCTGTCATTTCTTTGTCGTTCACAGACATGGCCACGCTTCTCCCAATTCTGCGCGTATTGTCATGCTCAAGGTTTAAGAAAACATCATTTGGCTGTATTGATCCACGAGCAAAAACAACCTTGCCGGTTGATGCATTTGCGTGCTCATTAAAAGCAACGATGCGACCGGTGATGGTGCGTGCATCTGAATCAGCTGCCGTGATTTGCATTGGTGTTGTTAGCTTCATGAGATCATGTCCTCCATTTGTCTAATTTCATCGGTGGTGATCGCGCCGATTTCGAATAAAATCTTGTAAATGTCTGCACGCTCTTTTTCTGATCCGCGCAAATACGCCTTGAGATCAAACTCCACGCGCTGTGTACTAGGCGTAAAATCTGGCATTGAAAGTCTTGATGAAATGCTGTTCATCAGCGGCAAAAGCGAAAAGTCCAAAAGAGTTTGACGCGCCGTTTGGGCGTTTGCATAGGTCATGGATGATCCAGTCGGCGCATCAATAAAGTAAGCCGGAATTCCCACGGCACGAGCTAGTTCGGTTGCAATAATTTCGCGTGCAGCATTGAGGCCAATCTGCTCTGGTGTGAATCCAACTGTTGTGAGTTCAACATCAGCATTGAGAAACGCGGTTCCGCGATTTCTACGAGCTGCGCCCCATGCATCCAACAGCTTAGCAATGCGGTCGGCCGGCAATGCTGTTCCATTAGATTTTAAAACCATCGATGGCACCGGTTCGCGTGCGTACATTGCAGCAGCTCTTTCAAGCTCTGCACCAGCACGGATTGTGCGACCGGCGCGATTTAATAAACCTTCATCATTGCCATAAAACACCACAAGTGATCCGACACCAGACATTGGCACACGCGATCCATCAACTGTGTAATACTCAATCTGAGTGCCGATTGAATTTAAGAAAACGCCAACGCGATTGGGAGCAACGCGCCACATTTGGCGCACGCGGCCTGTATCAGCAAACAAATCAATGATTTGAAAATACGAGAATCCCGTGAAAAGTAAATCCTCAGCTGCCCAAACCCATGATGCGGCTCCTGGCACCCGTTTGTCCGGATCAGAAATTACAACAGGTTGATCAATGATTTGGCCTGTTGTTTTGTCGCGTGTAATCAAAGGAATCGTCGCAATTGAATTGCAAATCATGTTTCGTGCGCGAGCAATTGCTGGCACACTCATTGCTTCCTCACGGGTTGCAAGATAATCAGCTCCACCAAATGGAAAAAATGCATCAAGCGTTGGAGCCGGGCCAATCTGTGCAGCTATGTCAGCACCGCGAGATGGCGCGACTGTTTCAATGGTGCGCTTTCGGTCAAATAATCCCATGGGAGCATTTTCGCAAAATGTCAAGCATCAACCCACCAAAATGTCGATTTCCGTTTCTGGGCGTGTCGCAAAGTGTGTGACGAGAGCTGATGCTACGGCTGCCGCCACGGCCGTTCCGCTGGCACGCCTTCCAATAACCCAACCTCCATCGCCTCTACGCAATTGCACAGCTGAAAGAATTTGCTCTGTGAGTTTTGATTGGTTTCGGTGTTTCAATCGCCCGGAATTGATCGCACCCAATAATTCATCACAAGCTTGAGGATAATCGGCATCCATGTCATGGATTGGAATACCAGCCGGCTGCATACGAGCTGCAACCGCTCCTGATGTTCTCCGGCTGTATAACAAATACTCAATTGGGTATTTGCGACAGTATGAGGCAGCATCATTGGCAATCGCACGATCATCAAGCTGAATTGTGTTTTCCCATGTGTGCAACAGCTTCACAATAAAGTTTTCCGATCCAAGCTTTTGAGCTGCAACCAAAGCTGCATTTTTTCTGTCTGGTGAAATGTCGATCGCCATCCATGTGAGCTTGTCCTCATCAAGATCGATGATTTCATCCCCACAATCTTGCCACTCTTTGGCTCCCACCACGCTGGAGATTGTTTGCACCCATCTGTTCAAAACCTCTGTCATTACAACATCGGGAGGATCATTGAAAACCGCTCTGATGTTGTCCGGGTGAATTGTTATGTTAAGGCCGGGATTGGCAAAAGCTGCATTTTCCAATGAAATCTCATCGGTAGGTGCAGACCACTCAAAATAGCCCACATCATCGATCGCCCCACTAGCTGCGGCCAATCCTCTCTCACGCAATTGATTGAGCACCATTGAGTGAGAATCACCAGCTGAGGAAAAGCAATTAACTTGTGGATTTTTGGCGGCCATCAAGGTGTAGCGCATAGCTGCAAAAGTTTCCATGTCATGGAGCTCACGGATTTCATCCATGTGGATGGTTTCCGGTTTGCTTAATCCTCTCGCTGCCGATCCACCAGCTTTGATGATGAAACGATTGCCTTTGAGTGTTTGAATCTCCTCGGCTCCATGTTGCCAGCGGATTCGCTTTACTTGATTGGCCAAATCTGCATTTTCCTCAATGATCTGCACAATCGCCCGAAATTGCTCCAGCGATGTGACCAATCTGTGAGCTGTGGAAACTTGCAAACTTTCATCCCAATGGAAAAGACCCATCATGATTCTGGCCATCATGTAGGTGCTCTTTCCGTTTTGCCTTGCAACGCTGGCCACAGTCACAGGATGGTGGTACCTCCCATCCGGCTTGATTTTCAAACTATGTTCGGCCAGCCATTTTTGCCACGGCATAAATCCGTTTGGGAGGATTTGATCAGCGAAATCGATGAGCTCAAAGCCGCGTGAAGGCAAATCATTGAGCGGTGAGTGGATTCGTGGAGCTGTTACCGGCAAAAAAACCGATGTGGGCCGATCTGAGACTGTTTCAGCCGTTGGCGTATCAATCATGACCTGATCATCACTAATCATGACTTATTGACTTGTTTTGGGGTACAAAGAGGCCAT